TGTTGGCGTCCATACCGACTAATAAAAGCAAGTATGAACAGCATCTCCAACTAATTAAAGTCAGATCTGCAGAGTGGTTGTTTACAGATAATTAAACCAATAAACATGCCGGCCGATTAAGGCAAGCGGTATGTTGCAAAATAAGCCAACCAATAAAGGTAAGCCGTTACAATGCGCCACTTCCAAAATACATCGATTTAGGTAAATAGTGTTCAGTATGTGTATTCAAATCATTCATATAAATGTCTTGCTTCTCATTAGATATAGCAAAGACTGGAGCGATTGTGTGAAAACCGAATCGGCTTTCATCAGTTAGACCTACGTATATTCGCATAAGCCCAGGGGTAGTTTCTTGTAAGGTGTTAACTTTAAAGACAACTACTAGGAATCCATAATCGGTATTAGCTAATGTATTAACATTAGTCCGAGTTGAAATAATCTGCCTTTCGGTTAGATATTTATAGATTCCACCCATAAATTTGAACCATGTTATATTGGGTATAACAAATTCAAAATTAACTGCTCCATTGGAATCAACAGTTGGTTGATTCTGTGATGTTATCTCAGGAATACTAAACATACCGTTGTTATTTAAATAAAGCTCAATATTTGGGAATTGTGAGTATATTGTACTTGGATAAAGCACGCTATTTGGGGCCTCAATTTTAAGTCCTGGGGGAACATAAAATATCCTCGGCTCAATAGAGTTTTTAATGTCAGTAAAATTCTGTTCTACTCTTCTTGGGAAAAATTGCATGTGTAATTTAAAGCCAACTGAATGACCATAATACATGCTACTGACCAGAGGGATTGTACGTCTACGAATATCAGTACCCCAACTGGTGACGAATGGCATTTCATTTATAAATTTAGATAAAGGAAAGAAAAACGGAGTTGTTCCTTCCCCTAAAGTAGTCGTCTTCTCTAAGGCGAGGTACATTCTACGAATAAACGGTCGAATGTCTACTAAAGGTCTCAATCTACTATAATGGTCTGCAATAGCG